GTAAAAATAATTTCGTTTTTTGTCATTATTAATTTGTTTTTAAAGTTAGTAATTTATTACATGGCTAAATTAATACTTTTTTTAAGACTACCAAACTTTTTTATAATATTTATACTATTTATAATGATTATAAATAACGATATTTCTGGTATAAAAGTTTTTTATATCGAAAATAAGTTGTAAATTTGAATATTGAAATAATAGTCTGATCCTGAAATAAGATCGAAAGAGTAGACTCCACAGCACCCAAAATCCTGCTTATTTAGAATCATTATAAATTAAAAATAATTGTAGTATTTTTGATCTTTATTTTGTATATTGCGATCTTTGCCTAAAAGGAACGAAAAAAACGATTAACGACTATTTTTATGACAAAAGCAAGCAATTAACAAAATTTTAACAAAATTTTAACACTAATTATATTAGTTGCATTTTGCAACCAAAAAACTGAGATTAGTGGCGAATTGAAAGTAATCATACTGTACCCCCCTTTCTATTAAAGAGGGACCCCCCTTCCTATTAAACACCCCCCTTCCTATTAAAGATCCTTGTATTTACTGGCATCAAGGCTATTTTATTTACCCACTTATTCACCCACTCTATCACTAACTTTGATAGGATTAAAAGTGTACATCAACCCCTTAAAGTTCTAGCGAATTGTATAAGTACCTTTGTTTCTATTTTGAACTAAGAACATTGCAGCATACCTTAAAGCATCTAAGAAGTGATTGTACTTATCTATAGGTACTGATCCTTTTTCTTTCCAAGTGTAGTGATTAAGCTCTCTTATAATACCATGAGACTGTGGGTCAACTAATATTCTATAATCTTGTAAGAGGGCGATCCCCGAAAGGATCGATCCTCTAGGCTGCTTCGCTCCTACGATATTACAGCCACTTTCTTTAAGCTCTTTTATTAAACGAGGCTCATGATTATCAGCCACAATTAGTCCAGATCCAGCGTGCATACGATTCTTACGAGCAATAGCTGAGGTCTGCATACCAGCTTTACCATACATTTCCTTAACGTAGATTTCCTTTTTGAAGTCATCTACGCTTACTTTTACCAGTGTAGTTAAATCCTGTGACCAGCCAAAATCTTGACCAAAGCAAGTTTTATTAAGCTCTACATAGTTACCTTTACCCCAATTAGTATAAACTGTACCAGACATTTTCTCTAACCATCCACCTAATATTTGATGCTCATACTTATCTGGTCGTTTAAGCTTCATCTCATATATGCTCTGTAAGAACGATTGAGGTAGGTTCTCTTTATTATCTTTATAATCTGTATGTATATAAGTAGTGTCACCATAAACACCGTTAAAACCACCCTCTATGTTCCTAGCTTCAAAGAACCTTTTATATATCCAATGTTCTTTAGTTGTTGGATTAAGGATAAGGATAACTCTGTTCTGCACCTTCTGCGTTCTAACAGATAAATCTATCTTATCAAAAACATCTTCATCTACAAGCTCTTCAGCCTCATCAACAACGAAGGTGCTTACGTTTGCTAAACTTTTTAGAGCAGCAGTCTGATTACCAGATGCAGTCTTAATACCTTTAAACATTATAGCACTATCTGTTGTTTGATTAACTATCTCATCCCTAGTAACTCTAAAGTCATCTTGAGCACCCATAACGTCTATCTTATCTACAAACTCTGGTATAATACTGGAGTGAGCTGATGACATCGTATAACGAGTGAATAAGACCTTATGATCTTTTTCGTAAGTTAAGTTGTTTAGGAATAAAGTAACGCCAAAAGACTTACCAGAACCCCTTCCTCCAGTAATAATATAGTATCTAGTGTCACCTTGAAATAAAGGTACGTATTTAGGGTTTAAATTTATCTGACTCATTCTTCTTCGTCTGTTATATCTATAATCTTTTCTGTCTTCTCTGGATTCTGTACGTTAAATTGAATTATAGGTGCTTTATTAGCTACAGCTCTCTGCTCTTTAGCTTCACCAGCCTTACCATATTGATAAGTTAACAGCATCTCCATAGCTTTCATATTTCCTTCTGCTGCCATTGTTGCGAGCGACTCCCACACACCATCCTCACTACTGAATATATTATTAATTGCTTTTTTAGATAGTGCTTTAGCTCTGTTTTTCTTGGCTTTGTTAACCATAGGAACAGTGCCAGTATTATTCTTGATAATCTTAACACGATCCTGTCTTTTATTGGTTTTACGCCCATCATTTTTACGCTTATTGTTATTATTGTCCATACTATTAAACCTATTTATCCCTTAGTTGTTTAGCTTTATGAATATACAACCTATAAATAACATCATATAGTTCTTGGTTCTGGTCATAAGTAAATTCACCTTGACCACTTTCTTTCCCAGATTTCCATTCAATCTTAACCTTAGGTATATACCTCATTGATACTGTTTGATTTGGAACCAATATTGGATAATAATAAAAACCACGATTCCAACAGTAAACCATATCTATAGTTGTATTAGGGTCACAGTACAAAAATTCATCTTTATACTTTCCCATTACATTCCTACATTTATAATTTCAAACACTTCTTTTCTACCTAACTCTTTCTTCTTCCATTCAAAAGATTTTAAGACATTAGAGGCTCTTTGATCATAATCTAAACGATCTTCAGCTGAAAGATCTCTGTAAGCTCTTTCATTGATCGTTAATCTAGTAACATCTAAAGAAATAGCCTTTAAAGCTTCATATTTCTCTTCTATTATAGACAATCTATCTAACTCATCTTTAGCTACAACAAAATTAGACAACTTACCTTGATTATCTATTGATTCCTTAATATACTCATCCGTATATATTTCGTAATACCTATAAACCTCTTTATACATCTTTAGTTGATCAAAAAGATTCTTTCTAGAGTGACTAACTGTACTATGATGCCTATTAACAACATTAGCTATGCTGTCATATGAAGCATTAGTAGTTTTTAAAGCTATCATATAGTATAAAGTCCTTCCAAGAACATATTTAGTCTCCCTTTTTTTATCAGCTATATCTATATCTAAAGCTGAGTTTACAAACATATAAGCTGTCAATAAATCTTCCCTTTTGTATTCTGTTTTTGTGTTACCCATGTTTTTGTGTTTTATTATTAATGAATCTGCAATATACAACAAATAATCGGATTAATAGTCTATATTACCATTTTTTTTAAAGTGCATTGCTTTTCTTATTCCTTCGCAAATCTCATACTCTTCTAAATCTTCTTGCTTTTTAAGCTCTCTCTTGCAGTAATCCATAGAAAAATCTCCAGAACATAGGTTAAAGTAAAACATAACAAAAGCATTGTCTATTCTTTCTTCTATTGTATTACCCTTTTCAAATTGCATATTAATCCTTTTTAAAATCGTAAATATAAATGTGCTTTCCTTTTGTCCTAACATATTCAGCTTCACCTGTCACTAATGCTTCTTTAATTCTTTTAGCAAAGGGCTTTAGCTCACCCTTGTACTTAGTCCTTATTGTTTTATCATGGTATCTTTTGCCTTGATACATAATTACCTTGCCTTTAGCAGTCATACCACAATGCTTAAAGTTACTTGCTTTGTATATTGTGCCTTCATGGTTATAGGTTGTGTCTGCATAACTTACAACTCTTTTGATTTTCGTATTTTTCTTTAGCCATCTTAAAGTATGTCCTATAAAATAGCTTTCGGTGTTTTTCGGAGTATCGTCTATACAACAAAGCCTTCTTAACTCTGTTAGTTCGCTTTCATTTTCATTATACTTTTTCCAAACTCCTGCCATAGCTATTCTTCCGTAAATCATACCTCCTATTATGGTTTCGCCATCCAATAACTTAAAACAGTAATCACTTATTAGTCCGTTTATATTTTTTGAATAGTGCCAAGTCTCAATGAAATCTCTTATTTCGTTTCTTTCGCAAAGTTCAATTCTATATGTTTTTACCTTTCCCATATTAAAATATATTAAGTTTAAGTAGCATAAATGTTTTAATCATCTTCTCTCTTGCCCTACCTTTATAAAGCTTTTTGTACAATGTAAATACAGTTCTCATCATAGAAAATTCATTTTTACCTCTTAGATTCTTTTCACACCACTTTTCACCATATCCTTTACATACTAATATATTATCAGCCCTATCACCAACCACCATTTGTTCATATATATTATATAAAGCCTCATCTTTACTAATTTTAACAAACTCTCTCTTGCGATAATTAAATATAGTACATTCAAATTGCCTATAATCTTTATCAATACTGATTATAACACAATTATCTTTACCATAGTAATCTAAGAACTTAGCAACAAGATCATCAGTCTCTATTCCAGAGCGTATCTGAACCTCTAGGTTGTCTTTTATGTGTTCTATCAACTCTTCAAAGAACTCTGGCTTAGGTGATGTCCTTTGAGCTTTATAACTCAAGTCCAACTTCTTCCTGTAGTTGTTTATACAGAAGCCTACTGGTATTATTGTACTTTCACCATACCTTTTGTCCATGTGAAACTGAACATCGTTGTAACGTCCCCAGAATGACTCTTCAGCCTCTTCAAGATCATTAGCTGAGTAACAAGCTTCGTAAACCAAACTATCTATATCAAATATTCCTA